CTTGGAAATCAATTTTCAAACACTCCACAATACCAACGATATACTCCTGGATATAATTATGGAAACTTAAATCCAAATTTAATTGATGATTTTTATGATCCTGCTACAGGACTCAATAGATTTGATAGAGCAAAAACTTTATTTGGACAATCTAGAACTCTATCAGAATTTCTTTCTAAAAGAAGAGAAAGAGCAGCAGCTGAAGCAGACCTTATACAAAGAAGAGAGATAGAAAGAAAACTAGAGAGAGAAAAAGCTTTGGCTAGAAATACTTCTTCAAATATTGATTATGGTGGATTTGTAAGTGGTGGTGGAACACATAGTTCAGATAGTTCTTTTACTGGTCACTCTTCTGCAACAGGTGGTGGAATGGGTCAATCAGGTTGGGGAGGGCCAAGAGCAGATGGAGGTTTTATTGGTCAATATTCTAATGGTGGTCTTGCTACAATGTTTAGGAGAAAACAATGAACATAGAATACAATGATGTTATAGGAGCTTTTGTTAATACAGCAAATAATCAACCTGTTACTCAAGCAGAATTATTACAATGGGCTGCGGAAAATCCAATGCCTCTTAATGAACCTAAAAAATCAAACTCTGATTTAATGAATAGTCTGATAGATAGTTTGACAGTTAAAGAAACACCTGATACTACTCAAGTAGGTGTTGAAACAATTACAGAGAGAGGATAGAATACCCCATGGCTGAAATAGAAAAATCATTGTCTGATACAAAGACAACTGTTGCCCTTCCGGGAGAAGTAGAAATCGAAGAAGCAATTAAAGAAAAAGTTGAAGAAGTTCAAACTGAATCTGGTCCAGTTGAAATTGAAATGGATGAAGAAGGTGGAGCTCAAGTTTCTTTTGATCCAGCAGTAGCTAGTCAAGAAGGTGGTGAAGATCATTTTGAAAACCTTGCAGAATTTTTAAGTGATTCAGTTTTAGAACCATTAGGAAATGAATTATTTGATCAATACACTGAATACAAAGAATCAAGATCAGATTGGGAAGATTCATACAGAGAAGGTTTAGATTTATTAGGTTTCAAATATCAAAGAAGAACAGAACCATTTAGAGGTGCATCAGGTGTTAATCACCCTGTACTTGCTGAAGCGGTTACACAATTTCAATCACAAGCTTACAAAGAATTATTACCAGCTGAAGGTCCAGTTAGAACTCAAATTTTAGGAGACATAACTTCTGAAAAACAAGACCAAGCTAATAGAGTTAAAGATTTTATGAATTATCAAATTATGGATCAGATGAAAGAATATGAACCAGAGTTTGATCAAATGCTTTTTTATCTACCCCTGTCCGGCTCTACATTCAAGAAAGTTTATTATGACGATCTTTTAGGTAGAGCCGTTTCCAAATTTATTCCTGCTGAAGATTTAATCGTACCTTACTCTGCAAACTCATTAGATGATGCAGAAGCAATCGTTCACGTTATTAGAATTTCTGAAAATGAATTACGTAAACAACAAGTTAGTGGTTTCTATAGAGATATAGATTTAGGCAAACCTCCTGTTACTGAAAATCAATTAGCAGATAAAAAATTAGAATTAGAAGGAATCAATAAAGATGGACAACAAGATCAATATACACTTTATGAAATACACACTGATTTAGATTTAGAAGGTTATGAAGATGTTGGAGAAGATGGAGAACCTACTGGAATTAAATTACCTTACGTAATAACTATTGCGGAAGCTAATCAAAAAATATTATCCATTAGAAGAAATTATAGAGCAGAAGATCCTACAAAGAAAAAAATTCAATACTTTGTACAATTTAAATTTTTACCAGGCACAGGTTTCTATGGCTTTGGTTTAATTCATATGATCGGTGGTTTAACTAGAACTGCTACTGCTGCGTTAAGACAATTATTAGATGCTGGTACTTTAGCTAATTTACCTGCTGGATTTAAATCTAGAGGAATAAGAATTAGAGATGATGCTCAACCATTACAACCTGGAGAATTTAGAGATGTCGACGCTCCGGGAGGAAACATCAAAGATCAGTTTATGACTTTACCATTTAAAGGCCCAGACCAAACATTACTTCAATTAATGGGTATTGTGGTTCAAGCAGGTCAACGATTCGCGAGCATCGCTGATATGCAAGTGGGTGATATGAATCAATCCGCGGCTGTCGGTACGACGGTAGCGTTATTGGAACGTGGATCGCGGGTAATGTCAGCCATTCACAAAAGATTATACGTAGGACTTAAACAAGAATTTAAATTATTAGCAGAAGTATTTAAAACTTACTTACCACCTGTTTATCCATACGATGTACCAGGAGCTTCTAGAGAAGTTAAGATTCAAGATTTTGATGAAAGAATTGATGTATTACCTGTAGCTGATCCAAACATATTCTCTCAAACACAAAGAATATCAATGGCACAAACTCAATTACAATTAGCACAATCAAATCCACAAATTCATAATTTGTATCAAGCTTATAGATCTATGTATGAAGCGATTGGTGTAAAAAATATAAATTCTATTCTACCACCACCAGAACAACCAATGCCAATGGATCCAAGTTTAGAACATATCTTATCCATATCAGCAAAACCGTTCCAAGCTTTCCCTGGTCAAGATCATAAAGCGCACATTGATGCACATTTAAATTTCATGAGATTAAATATGGTACAAAATAATCCAATGGCTATGGCTTCATTACAAAAAAATATTTTAGAACACATTTCTTTGATGGCTCAAGAGCAAGTTCAACTAGAATTCATGAATGAAGTTAGAGAATTACAAACTTTATCTCAACAATTAGGACCAATGATGCAAAATCAACAAGCGATGATGCAAAATCCTATGTTAATGAGAGCACAACAACGTGTTCAACAAATTACAAATCTAATTGAAGCTAGAAAATCAGTCTTGATTGCAGAAATGACTGAAGATTTTGCTAAAGAAGAAGAAAAAATCATGGGTGAGTATGGTGGAGATCCTTTATTAAGATTAAAAGGCAGAGAATTAGACTTAAGAGCTCAAGAAAATCAAAGAAAAGAAGAAGAAGGTAAGGAAAGATTGAACATAGACAAGATGAAAGCTATGATGAACAAGGAAATCCAGGAAGAAAAGCTAGAACAGAACGAAGAACTAGCTGGATTACGTGCAGGAGTATCTTTAGCAAAACAACAAATGTCAGATGCTAGCAAAATTCACGATTTTGGTAGAAATTTTGGTAAAAAATAGTTATAATAATTTAATAAGGAGATAAATATGAGCAAAGATTGGATGAGAGGTCAAGCTTACGTTAAAGCACCTAAAATTGAAAAATGTTTAGGCGTTGGTAAGGATGGCTATCAAACAGGCGGGATTACTATTGAAGCTACTAATGCTAACGAAACACAAGAAGTTGACGTTAGAGGAACTAAAAGAATTAGAGCAGAAAAGAAACCTGTTAAAGCTAAATGGTTCTAATTATTAATTCTAAATAATTAAAAATATGTTCCCTTGGTCGTTAATTGGCACAGCATTAAAAACTGGATCTGAAATTTATAAAAACAGATCTGCTACAAAGATTGCTATGTCCGAAGCTCAATTAATTCATGCAGAAAAAATGAAGCGTGGAGAAATTGAATACAGTGGAAAAATAATTGAAAATCAAAAAGGAGACTGGAAAGACGAGTTCGTGCTTTTGGTACTCTCTAGCCCACTTTTTTTATTGGCATGGTCTGTGTTTGCAGAAGATGAAAAGATGCAACAAAAGATTGACTTGTACTTTGAAAAATTACAAGATATGCCCTGGTGGATTGTCGGATTATGGGTTTCAGTAGTGGCCGCAATTTACGGAATAAAAGCTACTGATATTATTAACACTAAAAACGGAGGAAAAAAATGAGAAACGATTACGGAATAAGATCTGATGTTAGGTTTTCTAAAGGCGGAAAAGTTAGCAAAAAAGGTAAGATGTCTAAATCTTCTATGAAGTCTGTAAAAAAATTAGACGACAAAAAAATGAACAAGAAGAAATAATTTTATGAAAAATAAAGCTCAATCAAAAATTAAAAAAGTTATGAAAGAGTACAAAGCAGGAAAACTTTCTATTGGTAAATCAAGTAAAAAAGTAAAAAATAGAAAGCAAGCAATTGCTATTGCTTTATCAGAAGCAGGAAAGAGTAAAAGGAAATAAAAAGAAAAAATAATGGCAAAACTTTGTCCAAGAGGAAAAGCAGCAGCAAAAAGAAAATTCAAGGTATATCCAAGTGCATATGCCAATATGTATGCCTCTGCAGTTTGCTCTGGGAAAGTAACACCAGGTGGAAAAAAAAGAAAAAATATGGCAAATGGAGGACTCGCAAAAAGAGGAAAGGGTTGCGAAATTAGATAATGGGTTTAAGAAAATGGGTAGCAGAGAAATGGGTAGACATCGGAGCACCGAAGAAGAACGGAAAGTATCAACCTTGCGGGAGAAGCAAGGGAGAGAAAAGAGCATATCCAAAATGCGTACCACTTGCAAAAGCCACACGGATGACAAGTTCGCAAAAGGCGAGTGCTGTCAAACGAAAACGTGCAGCAGGAAATAGAGGACCTAAACCAACTAACGTTTCTACATTTGCAAAACGTAAAAGAATGGCTTACGGAGGATTAGTATGATAGCTAGACGAGGATTAGGTAGAGCTTATTTAGCAAAAGGCGGTACACCTGCGTGGCAAAGAAAAGAAGGTAAATCTGAATCAGGTGGATTAAATAAAAAAGGAATTGCATCTTATAGAAGAGCAAATCCTGGTTCAAAACTTTCAATGGCTGTAACTACCAAGCCATCGAAATTAAAAAAAGGCAGCAAAGCTGCCAACAGACGAAAGAGTTTTTGTGCCAGAATGAGCGGCATGAAAAAACGTTTGACTTCTGCTAAAACGGCCAGGGATCCGAATAGCAGAATTAATAAGTCCCTGCGAAAGTGGAATTGTTAATGGATGATTTAATCATAATAAGTAAGTTACAAAAGAGAATAAAAGCAACTATACAATCAATAACAGAAGCAATGGTGTCTGGAGCTATTGACAATATGGAAAAATATAAATATATGTTAGGACAGGCACATGCCTACGAAATCACATTACAGGAAATCTCTAACCTGCTAAAACCAAAGGAGCAAAAAGATGAGCAAGGAAACATTATCGACTTCGGAACCAATTCAAAAGGAAACACCGAAACACGTTAACGCGTTAGAAGAAAAATACGCAAAAGAAAAATCACAAGTTGGAGAAGTCAAAGAACCTCTACATCCTGATAATTTACAACCAGGAACTGTAGATGAATTACCAACACCATCAGGTTATAGACTTTTAGTTTTACCATTTACACCAAAAGAAAAAACAAGAGGTGGAATTTTATTTTCACAAGAAACTTTAGACAGAGCACGTATTGCAACTACGTGTGGTTATGTTTTAAAGATGGGAGATTTAGCATACAAGGACAAAGATAAATTTGGAGAACCTTGGTGCAAAAAAGGAGATTGGGTTATCTTTGCCAGATACGCTGGTTCAAGATTACCAATTGAAGGCGGAGAAGTGCGAATACTAAACGATGATGAAGTTCTAGGAACTATAAAAAATCCAGAATCAATTCTTCACTTAATATAAACATAGGAAGGAACTATGCCAGAAACAAACGATAAAGATATAAATTCATCTGAAGACTTAATTGATGTTGGCGAAACAGTCGGCGCTGAAGTTGAATTAGATGAAAAAGAAACTTCTGAAAAACCAGAAGTAGTGGAGGAAGAGAAAATAGAAGTTGAACAGGTTGAATCAAAAGAAGAACCTGTTGAAACTAAAAAAGAAGAAAAAAAAGAAGATGAGTTAGAAAAATATAGCGAAGGCGTTCAAAAACGTATTGCTAAATTAACTCGTAAGATGAGAGAAGCTGAAAGGCAAAGAGAAGAAGCTATTCAGTATGCTCAATTAACTAAAGCAGAAAAAGAAAAGTTAGAATCTAAACTTTCTACTTTAGATAAATCTTACACTTCTGAATTTGAAAGTAGACTTAAAACTAGTTTGGCAGCAGCTAAATTAGCATTAAAGAATGCTATCGAATCTCAAAACGTTGAAGCACAAATTGCGGCTCAAGAACAATTAGCAAATCTAACTGTTGAATCTTCTAGACTAAATGCTTTAAAAGCTAGGGAATTAGAAAAACCTGAAGTCAAGGAAGTAAACATTACTCCACAAAGACAAGTGAATAATGTTCAAACTGATCCTAAAGCAGAAGATTGGGCAGCTAAAAACCCTTGGTTTGGAAATGATTCAGCTATGACTTATACGGCTTTTGACATACATAAAAAGCTTGTAGAAGAAGAAGGATACGATCCTAAATCTGAAGAATATTATGAAGAA